GTTGGCCGAGAGCTTGCTGGACGGTCTGGTGACCGCGGATCACTATCTGGCGATCCTGTACACGCTCGACCCCGAGGACGAGGAGTGGGATGAAGCGGCGTGGCCCAAAGCCAACCCGCTCATGCACGCCAACCCGATCCTACTCGACGCGATCAGGAAGGAGGCGATCGAAGCCAAGGTCAAGCCTGGCGGTGTGGCTGAATTCCGGATCAAACGCCTGAACCGCCGCGCAGTGGCCAGTGACGCGTGGGTAGACCTTGAGGCGTGGAACGCCTGTGACGGCCCCGTGGACCTGGACGAGCTGGAAGGCTACGACTGCTGGGCAGCGCTGGACCTGGCCAGCACGGCCGACACGACCGCGTGGCGGCTTCTGTGGCACGTGGACGGCGCCTGGTACACCTGGGGTCGCTGCTGGGTGCCCGAGGCCGCTGTGGAGCTTCGTACGGCGCGCGGCGCGGGTATCTACCAGCAGTGGCTCGAGTCGGGCCACATGACAGCCACGCAGGGTAACGTAGCGGACTACGGGATCATTGAGGCCAGTGTGGCTGCAGACTGCGAGCGCTTCGGGCCTAAGGCCGTCGCCTATGACCCGTGGAACGCGTCTGACCTGGTCAACCGGCTGGTCGGTAGCCACGAGTTGCCTATGGTCAAGTTCATTCAAGGGACCAAGAGCTACCACCCGGCGATGCAGGCGCTCCACCGCGCCTACATGAGCCTCCAGCTTGCCCACGGGGGCGACCCTGTGCTACGATGGCACCTTGCCAACGTTGTCGCGCGCACCGATGCCAACCTGAATCAGGCGCCCGACAAGAAGCGCAGCGTCGAGCGCATCGATTCGGCTGTAGCGCTGATGATGTGCTTTGGCCTCGCCGTCGCGGACGTAGGCGAGGAGGAATCCGTCTACGAATCCAGGGGCCTACTGGCTATATGAACCTGCGCTCGATGCTGACCAACTGGCTCCTGCCCCCCAACACCCCGGGCGGTTGGACCGTGCGCGGCGTGGGCGGCCCGACGCCTGCGCTCCCCGTCAATGAGTTCAGCGCGCTGGCCCTGCCAGTTGTCTACGCCTGCGTCCAGCGGCTCAGCACGCCGCTCGCTATGTTTCCGGTTGAAGTCTTTCGCGGCCGTGAGTTCCAGCCGGACCACCCCGTCGCACGGCTACTCAACATCCAGCCTAACCCGTTCATGGCGCCGCGCACGTTGCGCAAAACTACTATGGCCGGCGCGCTGCTGTGGGGCAACGGGTATGTCGAGGTGCAGAGGGACGGCGCGGGCCGCCCTGTAGCACTGTGGCCGCTGCTGCCGTGGGCCACATGCCCCGACCGCCAAGAGGACAAGCTCACCTACCGCACAGTGATCGACGGGACCAGCTTCCCGCTTGACCACAGCGACGTGCTGCACCTGATGGACTTCACCTTGGACGGCTATGTGGGGTTGAGCCCGATCCAGCAAGCCCGCGCGGCCGTGGGGCTCGCGCAGGCCGCGGAGTCCTTTGGCTCCAAGTTCTTCGCCAACGATGCCAAGTCAGGCGGGTTCCTGCAGATGCCTGGCAAGTTGAGCGCAAAGGCCAGCGACAACATCCGCCGCAGCATGGATGAGCAGGGCGGGCTCGACAATGCGCATAGAATCAAGATTCTGGAGGAGGGCGCCAAGTACGTGGCGACCACAATCTCGCCCGACGACGCGCAGTTCCTTAGCACGCGGGAGTTCCAGATTGGCGAGATGGCGCGCATGTACAATGTGCCTCTGTTCCTCCTGCAGCACAGTGAGCCCGGCACGGTCTGGGGCTCGGGCATGGAAGTGATGAACACCGCGTTCGTGGTGCACTCCTTGAGCCCGTGGGCGGTCGCCTGGGAGCAGGAGATCAACCGCAAGATGTTCACCGAGGCCGAGCAGGACCAAGGATACTTCGCGAAGTTTAATATGGACGCCTTGATGCGCGCCGACAGCGCCGGGCGCGCCGCCTACTATGGTGCCGGCATCACTGCCGGCTGGCTAACCGTCGCGGAAGCCCGCGAGATGGAAGATTTAGATGCCCTACCAAGCACTGGCGATACACCCGGACTGGCTGGCTAAGTACGACGCGCACGCCGCGGCGCCTGCCAGCGACGCCACTACCCACCGCGGTGTGGCTGTGGTTCCCGTGGCGGGCCCGATCTACCGCGGCGCTGCCGAGCGCATCGTGGCGCAGGTACAGGCCGCGGTGGCCGACCCGCGCATCGCCGCCGTAGTGCTCGGCCTGGACACACCGGGCGGCACCACCACAGGTCTACCCGAGGCGCACGCGGCACTGATGGCCCTCCGCGGCACCAAGCCTATCGTGGCCCAGGTCAGCCACATGGCGGCTAGCGCAGGCTACTGGCTGGCGAGCGCGGCCGATGAGATCGTAGCGAGCCCGAGCAGTGTGGTCGGGAGCATTGGTGTCTACATGATGCACGTGGACCAGAGCGCCGCCCTGGCGCAAGAGGGGCTCAAGGCTACCTACATCAGCGCCGGGCGCGACAAGGTCCTGGGTAACGGCACGGAGCCCCTGAGCGACGAGGGCCGGGCTTACTACCAGGGTATGGTCGACGAAGCCTACGCGCAGTTTACGGGTGATGTCGCCCGGGGGCGCGGGGTGGGGCTCGAGACCGTGCAGGGTGACGCCTACGGTAGCGGCCGGGTGGTCACGCCGCGGCTTGCATTGGCGCAAGGAATGATTGACAGTATCGCCACTCTGGGCGATACTTTGGCACGCTTTATGCCATCGTCGGCGACCCAGCGGCGCGCGCGCCAATTGGCGCTACTTACCATCACCGGAGTCTGACAATGCTGAAGGTACTACGCGAGAAGCGCGCCACGGCCATCGCCGATATGCGTGCCATTCTTGATCTGGCCGCGACCGAGAGTCGCGAGCTGACCGAGGGTGAGACGAGCACTTTTGATGCCAAGCAAGCCGCTGTCGCCACTCTGGACGCCAGCATCGCCCGCGCCAGCACCCTCGAGACGCTGGAAGCTTCCCTGGCTGCCCCCGTCGCCTCCGTTGGCGCCCGCCAGCGCGTGACTGCCGCCCCCGGCCCAGAGGCCAAGCGCGAGTTTGAGTCCCTGAACGAGTTTATGGCCGCGGCCATCTGCAACCCGAATGACTCCCGTCTGGCCAGCCTGTACGCTGAGCAGCGTATGGACACCGGCGGTAAGGGCGGCTTCCAGGTTCCCCGCCAGTTCCTGAGCACCCTGCTGAAGGTGGACCCGCAGACCGCTATCGTCCGCCCCCGCGCCACCGTGCTGCCGGCCGGCAGTCCGCCTGATGCGGCGATCGATATTCCCGCCCTGGACCAGCGCACCGGCACTAACGCGAGCCCGGGCAATGTGTTCGGCGGCGTCACGTTCGCCAAGACGGACGAGGGTGGAGACAAGCCTGAGACCGATGTTGACTTCCGCATGATTACCCTGCAGCCTCAGGAGTTCTCTGGCCACATCGTCGCTACGGACCGTTTGCTCAACAACTGGTCGGCCGCTGGTGCGTTCTTCGAGAGTCAGATGCGCGCCGCGATGGTCGCCAAGGAAGACTTTGAATTCCTTCGCGGCAATGGTGTCGGTGGCCCCATCGGTGTCATTAATGCCGGCGCGACCTACACTGTAGCGCGCGAGACCAATTCGCAGTTCACGCGGACCGATGTCAACAACATGGTCTCCCGTATCCTGATGCGCGAAGGCAACCCGGTGTGGGTGCTGAGTCGGTCGCTGATGCCTCAGCTCCTGAACATGCGCAACGAGATTGGCTCGCCGGCCGTCGGCGATGGCGCCCTGGTGTTCCAGCCTAGTGTGGTCCCGGGTATGCCTTCGATGTTGGCCGGCTTCCCGATCATCTGGAACGAGCGCAGCCCCGGCATCACTGCCAAGGGTACCGCGTTGCTGGCAGACTTCGGTAAGTACCTGGTCAAGGATGGCAGCGGCCCCTTCGTGGCTAGCTCCGAGCACGTGTACTTCCTGAAGAACAAGACGGCCATCAAGCTCTACTGGCTTGTCGATGGACAGCCTTGGCTGACCGAGCCCTTCGTGGGCGAGGACAACTATGAGGTCTCCCCGTTCGTCGCCCTTGGCGCCAACACGTAATAGCCGCAGTGGGGCCCCTGATGGGGCCCCGAGGAATCTAGAATGAGTGCAAAACTGAGTGAGCTGGCCGTTGCGAGCCCCGCTGCGAGCTGGGTCAGCATGGAAAACTACCGCCAGGTGTCTGGCATCGCCGTTGTAGCGGATGCGGACACCGGCGAAACCGTGACAGTGCAGCTGCGGAAGGCAACGGATGCGAGCGGCACGAACGCGACCAACTTCGGCACGGCCGTTGTTGTCACTGGCGCCGCGACCGACACCGATATTAGCGCGATCCAGACCGAGTGGAGCCAGGCTTTGGGTGCTCTGGCCGGCGTGCCATACACCCACGTGTCCGCAACCCTGAGCACGGGCGCGAGCCCCGAGACCGTGACGGGTGTTGTGCTCCGCAGTGAGCCGCGGTTCAGCGTATAAGTGTGTTCGACCCTACCTGGACCCAGGCACTAGGCGTCCGGTCCAGGTAGGGGCCACAGTCTATGGCGACCTTCCCCATTTAGTAGCGGCGGGGTTTTTAAGTCTCCTCCCCTCCCCCGCGTTACCCGCCGCTCCTTCTATCGTGTGGCCCGTGTGGCCGGTAGTCGTCTGCATCGCTACGGGGCCCAGCCTTACCCGAGCCGATGCGCTGGCCCTGCGTCACCTACCAACTATCGCCGTCAACGATGCCTACCGCGTCGCCCCGCACGCGCAGATTCTCTACGCCGCCGATAAATCCTGGTGGGACATGTACAACTGTTGCCCGGACTTTACAGGGCGGAAAGTGTCGCAGAATGTACAACCTGGACGCGGGTGGCCCACGGATGCAACAGTTGAGGTGCTGCGGAGCATCAAAGCGCCGGGTATGTCGCGCGACCCGGGAGTGTTGCACCGAGGGTACAACTCCGGGTATCAGGCGCTCAACTTGGCTTTACTTTGCGAAGCGAAAATTGTAGTATTGCTGGGGTATGACTGCGGTCAACCGCTGGGGAGCCCGTCGCATTATTTCGGCGATCACCCCAACGGCCTGCAGAAATGCTCCCCGTATGACCTGTTCCGCCGATCCTTCGCGGATGCGGCTCCGACAATCTCGGCCCGCGTTATCAACGTGAGTCGCCAGACTACGCTCGACTGTTTCGAGCGTATGAGCATCGGCAAGTGCTTGACCATTATAAAGAACTCGGGGGGCTCGTCTTACTCGGCGCAGTGATCGGACTCGGTCAACTGCTGGCTAGCGGCGAGCGCATCACGGTTCGGCTGGCCATAGGCCGCGCCTTGTGCTCGGGCGGTCTCGGGGGCGCTGCCAGTAGCGCCCTGGTGGTGTGGCCGGACCTGCCACCCGCCGCCTTGCTTGGCATCGCGTGCGCCATTGCTAGCCTCGGGACTTCCCTCATTGAATCCATCTTCGCACGCATGGCCGGTGCGCGATGAGAGTCGAGTTGCACCCTGATGGCCGTCGCGCCACCCTGCTTGAGCCCATCGTTTGGGGCGATATTACCGTTCCCGCGGGATTTGTCACGGACTTTGCATCTGTCCCACGAGCCCTATGGATACTCATTCCTCCACAGGGTAGACACTCGTTCGCTGCTGTGGTCCACGATTGGCTATACCAGTCACAGCAGCTCACGAGACGTGAAGCAGATAGGCTATTCCGGCTTTCCCTCCTCGCTACTGGCAGCGGCAACTGCAAAGCGTGGGCGATGTACTTAGGAGTACGTCTGGGAGGCTGGGTAGCATGGGGGAAACATGCGCGAAACCTGCACACATCTGGACCTGATTAAAGACGGCAAGAACCGACGCAAGTGCAAAACTTGCGGTTATCGACCCACCCTTACTAAATACCTGATTACTAGCGCTCAGAATGACACTCCGGTTCATCGGGGCTTTTGGGGCGCGCTTAAGACCTACGCGGCGGCCGAGGGCGCTACGCTACAGGTCATTCCGACCCGCTACCGTAATCCTGACAGTCACCACGAAGGAATTGCCGATGAGATGAGCTGGCCGGCAGAGGTCCTGCCGTACCTGGTCGATCGTGATGTCAAGGTGCACCAACACCTGATGCTGATGGGAGACGCTAAGATCAACGCGACGGCCTCCGACCCGCTGAGCGGGATGGATAGCCTCAGCGGCGGTCGCAGCGCGGTGTACGGCCATGCGCAAGTTCAGATGCGCCTGGTACCGACCCCACGCCACGACCTTCCCCGCATCCTTCACACAACGGGCAGCTGCAGCATGCCCAACTATTCTCGATCCAAAGCCGGTAAAAAAGCTCTATTCCATCACAGCATCGGGGCCCTTGTAGTGGAGACCTGCGGCAACAGGTTCCACATGCGCGAGATTCTGGGCAGCGACGATGGTGCATTCTACGACCTCACCCGCCGGTATGATGTGACCGGCGTCACAGACGGACACAGTATATCTGCGCTAGTGCTCGGCGACGAGCACGTGAAGTTTATGGATGCCCAAGTGCGCCGTGCCACTTTTGGAACAGGGGGCATCGTCGAGACCCTGCGCCCCCAGGTGCTTGTGCGCCATGACATGCACGATCACTACAGCGGCTCGCATCACCATGAAAACGATACACTTCTGAAGGTGGCGAAGGCCCATGCGGGCGACGATTGCGTGGAGTCCGAGTTGAATTTGCTGCGGGATCACATAGCCGCCACCACCCCGCCAGGGTCAATAAGTGCCATCGTCCAAAGCAATCACCATGACCACTTGCGTCAGTGGCTCAACAGATTCGACGCCAAGCGCGACCCGGGGAACGCTCTGTTCGCGTGGGAACTCTACGGCCGCCTGGCCCAGGCGATACGCAACAAGGAGGATGCAGACCCTTTCCGCGTGTGGCTGAAGGCGAATCTGCCTGACGAGGTGAAGGGGCGGGTGGAGTTCCTTGACCCTGACCGGGCGCACCTTATCGGCGGGGTGGATGTGTCGCAGCATGGCGACAAGGGGCCCAACGGTAGCCGCCCTGGCATTGCAGGGTTCGCCCGGCTGACCCACAAAATGTTCCTGGGCCACAGCCACACGCCGGGTATCAAAATGGGCGCCTGGCAGGTCGGGGTCTCCGCCCCCGGCATGGGTTACGCGTCGGGGCTTAGCTCGTGGCTTGCCACGCATGGGGTGATCTATCCGTCCGGTAAGCGTGCCATGCTGCACATTATCGGCGGACACTGGCATGGGTAAGTGCCCCCTGCCACTATGGACTGCAAGTGCAAAACGTGCCAATGCGATGGTAGCAGCGCGCCATGCGATCGGGCTCCCGATCAAGCCGTGCGACCCCAAGCGGGGCTCGGCTACTTTGGCTCGCATCACGGTCGATTGCGATAACATGGTCCGTGCAATGGATGAGCTGCTGAAAAAGATGTAGCCGCGGCATGGGGCCCTGGGTTACCCTGGGGCCCCATGACTCTTGACGAATTCATTCCCGCCGTTCGTGCCACCATACCAGACGTGGCAATCCAATTGACCAAGGAGCAGTTGCTGGACGATGACCGGCCGATTGCTATCTTCGCCCTGGGTAGTCGCACGGTCTCTATCGGTGCTCGAGTGCACCTGGACGCTGAGTTAGTCGCCTGGCTGGTACGCGAATTGCTTCCCTTGTAGACGTGGAGAGTCTAGGAGTACCCTGGGCCCACAAGAAGAAGGGGAGACTGAGATGATCGCTTGCGAACGTCAGACTAACGACCTGTGGTGCGTCATTACGCACTCCGCCATGCATACCGACCTGACGCGCTGGCAGGCCGCGGGCATCCTGCGCGCCCTGGGCCTCCTGCCTTGCCGTATCGCAGAGGTGCTGCGGTGAGAGTCCTCTACGACCCGCGCGCTACGGGCCCGAGTTGTCTCGCCGTAGCGCGCGCGCTAGGGCGCCCTGAGGCTTACGTGGGGCAGCCGATCGGCCCCGAGGGCGCGGCGTTCTTCGGTACCCCGACATTGCTCCCGCTGGCTTTGGCTATGCAGGCCGCGGGTACGCCATTTGTCTACGTGGATCATGGCTACATCCGCAAGTCTGGTGTCTACCGCATGACGCGTAATGCGCTGCAGGTGACGCAGTGGGGCAGAGCAACGCGCCGCTATCCAGGCATCATGGCACCCTGGCGCCCGTGGGGTGAGCACGTGCTGGTATGCCCCCCAGAGACCGGCCACGCTGCAATGCTAGGCGTGGACTCGGCAGCGTGGCTGCAACTGGTGCTGGGGGCCCTGGCGGTCCATACAAGCCGCCCCGTGAGGGTGCGGCCCCGCAATTGCCCCGAGCCCCTGGCACAGGACTTGCAAAACTGCTGGTGTCTGGTGACGTGGACCAGCAATGCGGCAGTTGATGCCATTCTCGCGGGGATACCGGCGATATGCACGGGGCCCTGCGCCGGGGGCATCATCAGCAGCCGGCGGATACAGGATATTGAGAGCCCCCACATGTCGCGCGTGCGGCAAGACTGGGCGGACTGGCTAGTTAGCAACCAATGGAGTTTAAAGGAATGCAATTTAACGAGCCTACGGGGTGGTGGCTGCCCGATGGGGAGACCCACCTAATTGAATGGATGACGGTTAGTAAGCAGAAGTGCGACGGCGGGCGGCTTGGCTACCAGATGCACAAGCTTAACCGCTGCATGGCCGAGGCGCCGGCGCATCGCAGGCGTGTGGCCGTAGACGTGGGCGCCCATGTGGGCCTGTGGTCCTGGCCGTTGGCGCACCGGTTCGGTACAGTGCACGCGTTTGAGCCCATGCCCGAGCATCAGGATTGTTGGTACGCCAACATGGGGCAGCATTCAGCGGCCATAGAAATGCCGCAGCTGGCGGTTGGGGCGGAAACGGACGTACCCGCGCTTAACGCCTTGTTGCATGGGGTCGCGTTAGGCGAGAACATTCGCCCTGTGCGAATCGCGACCCGCACACCGGGGAGTAGCGGTGATACTGGGGTCGACGTTAGGGGGCTCGAAGTGGAGATGCGCACTTTAGATAGCTTCGAGCTTGATAAAGTGGACTTTATTAAGGTCGACACGGAAGGCTATGAGCCGTTTGTGATCGATGGCGCACGCGAGACTATCGCCCGGTGTCGGCCCGCGTGCATAGTGGTCGAGCAGAAACCCGAGACGGGAGGGGCGCAGCGCTACGGGACGACGGTCACTGCAGCGGTGGAATTGCTCGAGACGATGGGGTACCGCAAGGCTGCGGTGTTGCAAGGCGACTACATAATGGTGCCGCGCTGATGGGGTACGGTGATGAGATCATGGCGGCGGGGCATGCCGAGTCGATGGGCCACCCCGTGCGCATCGTGGGCACACGGGGGGAGATTCGCTGGCACCCGCTGTGGGAGGGCAACCCGTTCATCACACGCCGGCTGTCCGATCCGGCGATACGCAATGGCCCCGGGTGCCGTCCCTATCTGGTGTACCCGTTCACGCACGCCGGGGGCGCACACTTCACCGGCTGGCGCGCCCGGGATCACCGGGGGCGGCTGTACGGCATAGAGCCCGGGTGGCTGAGCGGCCTGGTGGTCATCGAACCTAACCTTGCGTCCGACGGCAACCCCAACAAGCGCTGGCCCATGGAGCGCTGGCAAGCTGTGGTCGATGCGCGCCCCGACCTACCGTGGCTGCAGATGTCTGGGCCACACATGTTGCGCGGGGTGCAGCAAGTGCGGCCTCGGACCTTCGTGGACGCGTGTGCGCTCCTGGCCGGGGCGAGGGCGGCCCTGGTACCTGAGGGCGGCCTGCATCATGCTGCAGCGGCTTTGCAGGTTCCCGCGGTTGTCTTGTTTGGGCAGCACACGCCGCTCGAGGTCACAGGGTACCCAGAGCACATCAACCTAACGGGGGGCGACGGGGAGGCGTGCGGCAAGTGGCTGCCGTGCGACCATTGCGCGCGAGTGATGGATCGGATAACCGTGGAGGAAGTACTCAATGCGCTGGATTACGTTACTGATTAGCCTGATGGCGGCCCCGGCGTGGGCGGACGGGCCCTGGGTCATGGACGCCGGCACCGCGACCCGTACGGTCACAGCCACACATGGGTGGATGCCGGGTGCCGCGCCGGCGGGCTTCCCGGGCTCCGCGCCCCTGCAGGCCTCGCCGGATATGGGGCTCAATGCAGAGACCGGTACGCCGGCGCTTAGCTTTGCGTGGACGCCGCCTTCGCCCGGCACCTATTACGTGTGGCTGGTCGGCTGGGCCAAGGGCGGGGCGGCGGACACAGCAGTCGTGGGGCTCAACGGCGCCAGGCTGTCTCGGGTTGCCTTTACGCCACTCCGGCAGTGGACGCGGTCTAAGCCGGTGCCCGTCACGGTCGGCGCGACCCCGGTAAGCATTGATGCGCATATGCGCGAGGACGGACTGTGGCTGGCGCAGTTGGTTATCACGCGCGAGCCGGTGTGGGAGGCGCCAGACCCCGACGGCGACACCGGGGAGCACTCTTTCCCGCTTGTGTTCACCTGGCGCCAACCTGACGTGGCCGATTTTCCCTCCATGACTTGGCGGCTACGGTACAAACTGGGCGGCCAGGACTACGTGCACATCCAGGGTATTGAGCAGCAGCGCTATGAGCGGTCAGTATTGGCCCTTCCTGATACAGAGCTGACAGCCTGGGTCAGAGCGTGTGAGCCTAAAGGTTGTTCCGCATGGTCGCTACCTGTGACCGTGACGCTAGAACTCCCGGTGGACGAGGTCGATCCGGACGCTGGCACGGGTGATGCAGAGATACCAGTGGAGCTTAGTATTCAACTGGTGAACTGAAATGCACTACACTGGCACGCACTTGAGCATACACACCTCAGATGAGGGTATCACCGTGTGGATTGGCGAGTATCACTGCCACACTCCCGGCTGCTGGATTGCACCCGCGGCGGCCGTAGTGGCCGCCCTGGCCGGCGGGTTTGCCGCTTGGGCCTGGCTGGATGCCCCTGAGCTAGGCGTCTTCGCCGGTCTCGCGGCCGGCTGCACAGCCTATGCAGTGGGGGAGGCCGTAGCATTCGAGCGGAGGATTCGCCGCGTCCGCGGGAAGATGTAGTGGTAGGGCAACCGAAGCCGCGCATTCACGCGCGCACTACTGGCTACACGCTCGCGCATCTTAAGGCGGACTTACGCGAGCATGAGGCCAGAACGCATGCTGAATTTACCGAGATGCACGCGCGTTTGGACAAGTTGGCAGAGGAATTCCGCATGTCACTGGAAAAGCGTGTGTCTCTGGACCGGTATCGGCCAGTCGAAATGCTGGCCTTCGGTGCCATAACGCTAATTTTTGGCGCTTTAGCTGCTTTCGTACTGGGAGTACTGCGATAATGTTTGACGCTTACATCACCGGGGGCAAGGTGCTCAACATCCTACCCCAAGAGTTCTCGGCGAAGCTCCCGCGGCCTTACGCAGAGTTGAGCCCGCTGGAATATGACTACTGGGTGCGGGACCTATCGTTGAACCTGGCGCACAAACTGCGCGAACGGCTTGCCGCGTTGCGCCCAGGGGGCGGCCATGCGCCAAGGGCCTGAGATCACTTGGCGTAGTGTTGTGGCGTTATGCGTGGCCGGCGCGATGTGCCTGTATGTGTGGTATTTGCTCTGGTATATTCTCGGCGCACTCTGGTATATGATCGCCGGATGACCGCACATATCCGCACGTGGGCCTCACCGGTGGGCACGGCTACGGCCGCCACTGTAACGCTTGATGGGCCCCGTGTGGCTCCGGGCAACCTGCTCCTGGCGGTAGTGGCTCACGCTCGAGCCTACGCCGCCCCGCTACTCCCGCCCCCCGGGTGGGTTCTGCTACAGCGCATCCCGGTCGGTGGCGTCCAGGGTAACCTGGCCGCTGCCGTCTACGCTCGCACCGCCACCGGTGAGGAAACCGAGGCTACCTTTACTTGGCGCCAAGGTTTCCTCGCCTCCGCCGGCGGCGCGGCGGCCTTCGGAGGTGCTAGCGACGCGCTGTACAGCAGCGAGACTGGCCTGGCCGGGTGGACCCTGGGCCAGGGTAGCAGTATAGACACCTGGCGCCGCACTATCTGGGTGCCAGAGCTGGAGCAGTATGTGAGCGTCGGCGGCGGCACCGCGGTTGGCTTGGTGCAGACGAGTCCCGACGGTATCGTGTGGGCGCGGCGCGTCGTGGCGAGCGGTGCGTGGAATGACGTTACTTGGAGTCCTGAGCTGGGACTGTTGGTCGCAGTGTCCGGCACAGGTGTCGGGCGCGTCATAACGAGCCCGGACGCTGTGACCTGGACCGAGCGCACCGCTGCAGCGTCCTTGGACTGGCGTGGCGTGGCGTGGGCCAGCGACATCGGCCTGTTTGCGGCCGTGGGCATTCCCGGGGGCGCCATGACAAGCCCCGACGGGGTGACCTGGACATCCCGCACGATGCCAAGCGCTGTCAGCTGGCGCATAGTGCGCGCTACGTCAGGGCGGTTTGCCGCGGTAGCCAGCGCTGGCACCGGGGTGAGGGCAGCCACCAGTACCGATGGAATCACCTGGGCCTCGGGCGACATCGCAACTAACAAAAACTGGCAGGGCTTGGCGCGCGCTCCGGACCTGGGACTGTGGCTGGCTTCCGCCAGCAGCGCGGGTGGCGCTCCCACCGCACTCATGGCCACGAGCCCCGACGGAGTGACGTGGACCAGTCGCACGGGCGCTATTGATCAGCGTTGGGACGCCTTGGAGTGGGCGGAGGAGCTAGGTCTGGCCGTAGCGGTGAGCAGCGATCCGACCAACCTGGCGCTTAATAAGGTCCAGACCAGTCCCGACGGGGTGACCTGGACGCAGGTAGCGGGTACTAGCGGCGGACAATGGACGAGTGTCACGTGGCGTCCCGGAGCTAGCGCTCCCGTCGCCGTCGTGCTAGAGTACAGTCGCGTCCAGGTCGCGGCTATAGCTGCGTCCGCAGATGATGATACCCGCTCCGCAACGCCAGCAGCCACGCAGCCGACCGGTACTGCCGCGGCGCCCGGGCCTGGGCTCGCAGTGGCGCTCCTGGCCGTGATGGGCGCCGGCTGGGATGACGCGTCAGTCAGTATCAGTGCTGGCTATGAGATCACCGAATTGGTGCGTGTCGGGGTGATCACTGTCGCCGCGGCCGAGCGCGCAGTAACTGTGGCCGGCGACCAGACCGCTACCTGGTCCGCGGTCAACGCCGGGGGCCCCACGTACGGGGCGCAGCTAGCAATAACGCAGGGACCATCCGGGCTCATCGTGGCCGCGGTAGGGAGCCGATGAGCAACTATTGGACACACTATGACCGGATGCCCGAGCGCTGGCAGACGGTGCGCGCACAACCGCCGGTCACGGCGCTCATGACGCTGGCCGAGGCGCGCTCGCACCTGCGCCTGGACGCCTGCGACGGCACGCACCCGGACGACGCGCTGGTCACGCTGCTCATTGCCGCGGTCACCAGCGAGCTGGATGGTGTGGACGGGTGGCTCGGCCGCGCACTGCAGCCACAGGCCTACCGGCTGATCCTGGACCGGTTTCCTTGCTACCGCGATCGCATCCGATTGCCCATGACCAGTCCGCAGACTCCTGGCGTTATGCCCATCACGCATGTGCGCTACCTGGACGACGAGGGCATCACGGTAGACCTGGACGATTGGGTTGTGGCCGTAGCCAGCGATCCAATCTACCTACTGCCGGCGCCCGCCACCGCGTGGCCGGACGTGCGCTGCCAGCCGGGCGCCGTCGAGATTCTGTACGACGCTGGGTACGAGTCGATCCCGGAAATGATCCGCGCCTACGCCAAGGTGCGGCTTGGGCAACTGTACGAATTCCGTGAGTTAGTCGTGGCCGGCGTCAGCATCGCGCCTGTGCCGTACCTGCTAGATAGCCTGGAGAACTTCCGGGCTCGCTGGCACTCGCCGGTATGAGGGCCGGGCCGCTCCGCCACCGCGTGACGCTGTGGGCCCGGACGGAAGCCCAGGCCGCGAGCGGTGCCGTGACATGGACCTGGGCCGAGGTGTGCACGCTGTGGGGCGAGGTGACCTATGAGCGCGGGAGCAAAGGCTTTGCCGCGCAGCAACTGTACGGCACCCAGCCTGTACGCGTGCGCCTACGGGATCGCACCGGCATCCGAACCGACCAGAGGATTACATGGGCCCCCGAGTGCGCGACCACCCAGTTCCTGGAGATACTGAGCGTAATCCCGCCGACGGGCCGCGCCCTGGGAACGGAACTCCATTGCCTGCTCAGGGAAGCGGACGGGTGGAGGACAGAAAAGTGAGCCGCTGCAAGAAGTGTGCCAAGGTACGCGAGGTGCTGATGCCGTGGCTGAAGTAGTCTCCGGTCTCCGGGAGCTGGACCGCAAGCTCGCGGCGCTTGGCGGCGCCCTGGGCCAGAAGGTACTCCGCAATGCGACCCGCGCGGCCATGACGCCGGTACTGAAAGCGGCACGCGCGGCCGCGCCCGTAGGCACCGAAGCGCACCGCACCTACCAGGGGCGACTCGTGGCGCCGGGCTTCGCCAAGCGCAACCTGCGCATAGTGACCTACCGCAACCGCCAGACTGGCAAGGTCGGCGCGTTACTGGGAGTACGGCGGGAGGCGTTCTACGCACTGCAATTTTGGGTCTACGGCGCTTACGGCCGGAAGCGGCGTGACTGGCTGACCCCAGTATTCGAGGCGGGCCAGTCTGCGATGCTGACGCTACTCAAGACTGAGACCGCTAAGCGCATCCTCAAGGCGGCGAAGTCATGAACTACGCGGACTTCCGCAGCGTGGTGCTCGCGGCGGCACCGGTGGCGGCGATCGTGGCGGCGCGTGTGTTCCCGCTGATCGTGCCACAAGAGGTGTGGTCGAGCCCGACCCGCAAGCCCTGCATTGTATTTACAACGCGAAGTGTACAAAGGCAGGTCCGCACGTGCGGCACGGATGAGTTGCTGCAGGAACGGGTGGACCTTGACTGCTACGCACGGGACAGCGACACTTGTCAGTTGCTCGCCGCTGCTGTAAGATTGGCACTCATTGATTTTCGCGGCACGGTGGGTGCTACCCGCTTCGGGCCGTTCCATTTAGAGTCGGAGACAGACCTGGACGACGATGAGCCCGGCCTGTTTCGTCGTGTCCTAACCTTTAGCATCTGGAGTCGCCCGGCGCCATGACTACCCAAGCCTTTGTTGGCAATATCTTCTTCGAGCGCGGCGACGCCGCCAGTCCCGAGACCTTCCTCCGGATTTGCCAGGTGTTTGGCATCGACGGCCTTGGCGAGACAAACGCGATTGTCGAAGCCACCACCATGTGCTCCGAGGGTAGCCGCGAGTATATCGCGGGCCTGGCCGATGGCAGTGAGATCAGCATCGAGGCTAATTACGAGCAGAACGACACTGACCTAGAGCTACTGGTCGCTGACGTGAAAGCCAAGAGCGTTCGCAACTACCAAGTTGTGGTCGAGGATGTGAGCCCGGCCGAGGTGTTCTCCTTCGCTGCCATCCCGCTGAGCTGGACACTGAATCCATCGGTCGATGACCGCAACACGATCACCTTTACCTTCAAGGTGACCGGCGCGATCACTATCGTCTAATGAACAAACAAGAATTCCTTTTGAAGGGGGCGCTGCGCCAGGCCTACGTCGAGACCGATGCAGGTGCGGCCGTAGTGCGGGAGCTAACCGTTGCCGAGCGTGGCGAGTACGTGGAGCTGGCCAAGGCCGCCCCACACCGGCTTGTGCCGTGGCTTGTCGCCATTTGCCTGGCTGATCCGCAGCTGACTGAGGATGAGACCGCCAGCCTGAGCCCGGCAGTACTGGATGTACTGGCGCGCGGCGCACTCAAGGTTAGCGGACTGGTCGACGCGGGAAACGACTAACCCCGGAGCAACTGATGTGGCACCGTCTAGCACTTGGGCTCGGCGGGCGCAGCATCGGGGAATGGCAGCACGCCATGGGCGCCGGGGAGTTTGCCGATTGGTGCAGCTATTGGCGCGAGGAACCATGGGGTGCCTGGCGCGACAACATGCACTCGGCGGTACTGACGGCAGCGGTGATCAACTCGACGCCCGGCCGCAAGAAGGCCGTAAAGCCTGACGACTTCATGCTAAAGTCTCGTGACGCCAAGAGGGCGGCGACCACAATCAAATCACTGGCGGCACTCCGGGCCCTGGCGAAACGTAAATGACTGATCTCGCTAAGTTAGTCGTCAGGTTCGAAGCCGAGACCGCCCAGCTTACCAAACAGCTGCAGAGCACCCAAGGCAAGCTCGAGGCGTTCGGTAAGAAGTCTACGGCCTCGGCCACGGCCGTAGGCACAGCCTTCGGTGTCATGGCGGCCCAGGCCGCTACGGCCATCCTCTCAATGGCCAAGGCGGCCATTGATGGCGCCGACGCTACCAGCAAGTTCGCTCAGTCCGCCGGCGTATCCACCGAGGCTTTCTCCCGCCTTAGCTTCGCGGCGGAGCTTAGCGGCTCCAGCGCAGACCAGCTGCGCGACGCATTCAACAAGCTGAACAAGTCCGCCACGGATACCAGCCGCGGCATTGGTAGCTCACAGGCCGCCTTTGCTGCGCTTGGCGTGAGTGTGGTTGATGCCAGCGGCAAGATTAAATCATCTGACGCTCTGTTGCTCGACGTAGCGGAAAGTTTCTCCACCTTCCAGGATGGCGCCGCTAAGGGTGCGGCCGCCCAGGCTATCTTCGGCGAGTCCGGGGCGCGCTTGCTCCCGCTGCTTAATCAGGGTCGCGCCGGGCTTGAGGCAATGGGCGCCGAGGCCGATCGCCTCGGGCTCACGCTCACCGATGAGGCAGGCAAGGCGGCCGAGGCGTTCAATGACAACCTGACGCGCCTGCGCAAGGTGACTGACGGTGTCGTGTTGCGCATTGCGCAAGGCTTGCTACCGACCCTGGAAGCCATGTCGGCGCGGTTAGTCACTGGCAGTGCTGATGCGTCGGGCTTTGCGGGTAGCGTCAAGATCATTACGGGCACCATCAAGGGCCTGATTACCGCAGGAACGCTCGTTACAAGCGTCCTGGACGCTGTGGGGCGCACCCTGGGCGGCTTGGCGGCCGCGGCTGTGGCTGCCATAGGCGGCGAGTTTCGGCAAGCGCTCAGCATCCTGGGTGAGATCGACACGGACTTTAACGCGATCGCCGAGCAAGCCGGCCGCGACGTGGCGGCAATCTGGGCCAACAGCGACATTCCGGAAGCTGCAGCGGCGGCCGGCGCAGGCGCTACTGAAGGCTTCAAGCGCGAGCTGAAGTTCGCTCCCGCGGCCGGAGCTGAGACCGCCAAGGCCGCCAAGGCCGTGCGCGACTCCATCACGCCTATGATTCAGGCGCTGCAGGAGCAGGCGGCCACGCTGGGTATGACTAGTACCCAGGTAGCGCTCTACCGGCTGGAGATGGAAGGCGCCAACACCGCGCAGCTGGCCGTAGCGGCTAGCGCTGTGGCTGTGATCGATGCTCACGAGCGCCAGGCCGAGGCCGCCGAGGCCGCCGCGAGCGCCGAGGCTGAGCGCATTGGGAACCTGGAGTCGCTGCAGGAGCGCCACATTGGTCTCATCACCGGTGTGGACGATGCGACCCGCCAGCTACTGCAGACGCAAGAAGAGCTGGAGACGCTGCTGGGCGCGGGGCGCATCAGCGCCGACGAGTACGCGGCGGCTATGGAGCGGCTTGGCGAGACCAGTCGCGAGGGACTGTTCGACGTGGCGGAGTTTGGCAAGGAAGCGGCACGGAGCTTGCAGAGTAGTTTCTCTGACTTCCTGTTCGACCCGTTCAGCCAGGGGCTCGACGGCATGCTCAAAGGCTTCGGGCAGGTCCTGCAGCGCATGATCGCCGAGGCCGTAGCTGCAGACCTGCTCGGACGCATCACCGGGGGCGGCGGTGGGGGCGGCGGCGGGATCGGTGCGGCGCTGACTGGCGTAGGGAAGTTCTTCGGGTTCCTGAATAACGGGGGCACGGTCCCACACGGGCAGTTCGCTATCGCCGGGGAGAACGGGCCCGAGCTAGTATTTGGGGGCTCGCAGGTAGTTAGCACGCGCGAGACAGCGCAGATGATGCAGGGTGGCGGTACGACTATCAACGTGTCGATCGCACCACAGAACAACACTACGGACATGCGGCGCGCCGCGGGCCAGGGCGCCCGTGAGGGACTGGCTGCACTAGCGGGGGCTCAACGTTATGCCTAATCCGTTTCTGGAGGAACGTCTATCCGAGTGCGTGCTGATCGGCAGCACCTGGAGCGACGACTACACCGTGGAGATCACCCGCACCGCGGGCGAGCAGGAGCACCGCCGGCTTGTGCAGCCGTACCCGCTGCGCAGGTTCACGATCGCGTACATTGATGAGCGGATGGACTTTGGCTCGCAGATTTTCTCCCTGTACAGCCGGGCCTACGGCAAGTTCGCCGGGTTCCGGTTCAAGGCGCACGATGACTTCACCACCAACCCGAATGGCGTGGGCAGCCACACCGCGCTGGATGAGATTCTGGTGACGCTCGGCGCCAACACGGTGCAGCTGGTCAAGCGCTACGGGACGGGAGTGAGCGTGCCAGTGATAGGCCGACCGCTGCGCACCATATTCAAACCTGTGGCAGGGACGGTGCTGATCGCGCGCAACGGTACGCCGCTCGCCACGCCGGCCGACTACACTGTGGCTACGGCCACAGGTATAGTCACCCTGACGGCGGCGGTGGGGGCGGATGTGATCACCGGTGGCTGCCAGTTCGATCTGCCCATGCGGTTTGATAGCTCGCTGCCCACTGAGTACACGACTGACGTGGTGCGCACGGCCCAGGCCGAGCTGGTCGAGCTGATCAACCCATGAGTGCCAACCCGCTCTACCGCGTCATGTGCCTACGCATCGAGGCCCTGGGTGGCCTTGAGGTGCGGCTTACTGCGCACCCGCGGGACCTGGTCATAGCTGGCAGTCCGGCTGTCACTTACCTGACTGCTAGCGGCTACCAGTTCACCGGATTCAGTGCGGCCAGTACTTCCAGTCCCGCGATGGTCGACCTGGAAGGCATCGCCGGTGTGGCCGGGATTGACCGCGATACGGTGGCTAGCGGCGTGTTTGATGGTGCCCGCGCCTTCTTGTTCGCGACCACATGGCACACGCCCATCGAGGACGAGGAGCCCATCACTAGCTCCATCATGGGCAAGACCACCCTGAGCGACGAGCGGTACCGCATCGAGGAAATGGCCCTGGTGGACGCGCTGAACCAAACCGTGGGGCGCACCTACCAGCCGACCTGCTACAAGGAGTTCGGCGGCCAGGAGTTCGCCGGGTGCAAGATTGACCTTGGGCCCATCACAGTCACAGGTACGCTCACGCACGTCGGCCCGGTGCGCGACAGCACCCGAGGTGAGGTGGCGGACTATTTCGCCTACGGCACCATCGCGCTCACCAGCGGGCCCAACGCCGGCCTCCCGCCGCTGGAGATCAAGAGTTACGCCGCGGACGGGACGATAGTCACGTTCCAGCCATTCCACTACGCGGCGCAGGTAGGTGACACGTACACCATGATTCCGGGATGCCGCAAGCGGCTAGTAGACTGCCGCGACAAGTGGGACAACGTGGTGAACTTCGGGGGCTTCACATTCGTCCCGATTGGCTCCAAGTACTCGCAAGTGGGCAATAAATAATGGATTTTAGCCGCCCATGGACGATCTTTGCCGTTGATGCTGAGTATGAGGCCTACGGCGCCTCGCGAATCGTGAAAGCGCATAATGACAGTTGCAGGATGGTGCGCTCCCCGATTGAGCGCATCCTACCGGCGCACATGTGCACCCCGGCCGCCCTGGTCATGCTGCAGGCTATCGGGCTCCAGGAGTCGCGCATGGAGCACCGGCGCCAGCTAGGCGACGGCCCCGCCCGCGGCCTGTGGCAGTTCGAGATGGCCGGCGTGCGTGGCGTCATGACTCACCGGGCCTCCGAGCGTTGGGCCCGGGCCGTCTGCGTGTTACGCGACGTGCCACAGGAAGCCGCCTTCGTGTGGTCGCGACTCGAGCATGATGACCTGCTAGCGGCATGCTTCGCGCGCTTGCTGCTCTGGACTGATCCAAAGCCCCTGCCACGCATGGGTGACCAGCATGCCGCATGGCAGCTGTACCTGCGCACCTGGCGCCCCGGTAAGCCGCATCCGGAGACCTGGGCGGCGCTATACGAGCAAGCATGCGAATTGTAGACGCTGCCCGGGAGTGTCTTGGCACCCCATTTCGCCACCAGGGCCGCTTGCCTGGCGTGGCGCTGGACTGCGCGGGGCTCGTGCGCCACGCACTGGTGGCCGCCGGTGCGGTAGATGTGCCTGAGGTGCAAGGGTACGGGCGCGCGCCCGACAGCGACCGGCTGCGGCATGCGGTGGCAGGGTACCTGACGCAGGTTGACGCGTGGCAGCCAGGTGACGTGCTGCTCATGCGGTTTGGTAGGGAGCCGCAACACTTGGCCATTGTGACGGATCGTGGCATAATCCATGCCTACGAGCGCGTGGGGAAGGTCTGTGAGCACGTCCTGTGCCCACGCTGGCGCGCACGCATCGTGAGCGCCTACCGATATGTCTAGCGCAGGTCAAGCACTCGGCGGCGTAGTAGGCGCAGTCGCTGGCTTCTTCGTCGGTGGCCCGCAGGGCGCGCTCTACGGCGCGCAACTTGGCCTAGCGGTTGGCGGCGCGCTCGATCCTCCCAAGGGCCCCAACATCCAGGGCCCGCGCCTCAGTGACCTGACAGTCCAGACGGCCACATACGGCGCAGTGATACCCCGCGCCTACGGGACCATAGCCACACACGGCAACGTGTTCTGGCTGCAAGGCGACGCGCTGACTGAGGTCGCCGCCAAGTCTACGCAGGGTGGCAAGGGCGGCGGACCTTCTAGCAGCGTCACGAGTTTTAGTTACTTCGCGACGTTTGCCGTGGGTCTCTGCCAGGGACCGATCGCGGGCATCCGCCGCATCTGGATCGGACCGGACCTGTTCTACGACGCAGGCTCGGGGGACCTAGAAACCATCCTCGCGAGCAACGCGGCCGCTGAGGGCTTTACGCTCTATCTAGGAACAGAAAGTCAGGCACCTGACCCGCTGATCCAGGCCGATCGGGGGGCGGCTGATACGCCTGCGTACACCGGGCTTGCCTACATCGTGTTCGAGCAGCTGGCGCTGGCCGACTATGGCAACACGCTCCAGGCCGCGCAGGTCAAGGTCGAGGTTATCCAGGTCGCGACGCTCGAGGGGCTGACACTACTGGCTGAGGAGACCCAGGAGTACACGCCCTACACCGTGACCGGCGGGGTGGGTGCTGGGAGCGGAGTGCCATACAATGGCTATGCGGGATTCGCGCGCCCCGACCACATCCGCTGGTACCTGCCAGACTGGGACAACAGCACGCCCCCTAACCCGCGGCAGTTCTACGTGTACGATGTGCGCCCGGGCAACATCACGTTTGATGGTGTGCGCGCGGTCAATCGTGTGGCTGCGCAAGAGTCGCCCCCGGTGTTGACCGACAGCACGGAGCTTTATTACGGGTCGATCAATGAGCTGTTCTCGCCGCCCCCGACCCAACTGAGTAACTTCGGCGCGTTGCAGGGTAGGGTGCGGGGCACGTGGGCCGCAGTTACATCCACACGGTCGGGCGTGCATGCTGCATACCTTGCGCCAATCGGGACTCCGGCCGCGTTCTTCCAGATAGCGGGTATCGCTACGGCCGGCGCGGTCGAGGTGACAGAGGCAGGCGACGTCTACTACTTCGATGCCTCCGGCGCCCGTCGCTTTGACTCCTCCGGCGCGTTGGTCGACACGGTAGCGTTTGCCTTCGACATCCCGACCACGAGCGTCGAGCAGCCCCGCGCCTACCTGAGTGACGACGGCAACATCTATCTCAACACGCGCTTTGCGACCGCAAGCCAGCTGTACCGCATATCTCAGGACCTGACCAGCATCGCGCTGGTGGGCAACGTCGCGCACGTCTTCAACGCATCTGGGGACGACAATTACGACATTACGGTTGAGGATGGGGTGTTCGCCCGGTTCTGCGTCAACAGTAACGCCGGCGCCACGGACATCAAAACCGCGTGGTTTAGCCTGGCCGGTGTGGCTGGGGACCTAGTGCCGCTGGCAGACATTGTTGAGGCCGAGTGTCTCCAGTCGGCGCTGCTTACCGCCGGCGACCTGTATACCAGCGAGCTGACGCAGCTGGTCCGGGGGTATAAGGTCGGTACTGTAGCCGCGCTGCGTGCCGCGCTGGAGCCACTGCAGGGCGCCTACCCATTCGACATCGTGCAGAGCGGCTACCAGATCGCGTTCCGGGTGCGCGGGCGCGCGCCGGTGGCGACTGTGACTGCCGACGAGCTGGACGCACGCGGCGGTAGTGACCAGCCGGGTCAGAGACTGACCATACTGCGCGAGATGGACACCCAGCTGCCGCGCACGGTGAGTCTTGGCTACCTGGATGTCGAGCGTGAGTACGATACCAGCGAGCAGTCCACCGACCGCATCAGTACCGAGAGCGTCAACCGCCGGAGCCTTGAGTTCGCGCTGGTACTGGATGCGGATGAGGCCGCTCAGCGTGCTGAAGTACTACTGTGGTTATACTGGCTTGAGCGCTACGACCTGCGCTTTACCCTGCCAGACACCTACCTGGACCTAGAGCCAGCGGACGTAATCACAATCCAGCATCCGGACGCCACGTATGAGGCGCGTATCACGGCCATCACGTACACCGCGGACCAGCGGCTGGAGTGTCACGCCAAGCTCAACGACACCCCGCTCTACACCAGCACGGCGCTAGGTGACAGGGGCGACAGCACCGAGACCGTGATTGCGCTTGAGGGGCCGAGCGAGTACGTGTTGGTGGATGGCCCGACGTTGCTCGACTCGCTTGATGCGCCCGGGGTGCTCGGCGCCATGCATGGGTTCAGCGCCGCGTGGCCTGGCGGCACAATCCACCAGACGCGCGACAGTGGCACCACCTGGCCTGTGCTGGGCGCCTTCGCCGGCCCGGTACCCATGGGCAACGCGTTCAATCCGATCGGTGCGCCCGATGCGTTCTGGGTCGTGGATGAGGAAAATGTGCTCCGCGCTACCATCATCCAGGGCGCGCTCGAGTCCGTCACGCTGCTGCAGATGCTGAACGGGGCCAATCACTTTGCATACGGTGCGGCCGGGCGCTGGGAGATCATAGCCGCGCAGACCTGCACGCAGGGGGCCGATGGGTCGTGGACATTGCAGGGCTTGCTCCGCGGACGGTTTGGTAGTGAGTGGGCGGCCGGACTGCATGGGATAGGTGACACCCTGGTGTTGCTCACCGATGCGGACGTGCAGTTCCTGGGCTTGCCCCTGGTGACGCGTGGGGTTCTCACGCAGACGCGGGGTATCACGGCTGGCGCCACGATCGACACGGACGACGATAGGGACTTCACCTACAACGCGGAGAATCTACTCCCCCTGAGCCCCGTGTACCTGAACGGCTCGCGGCACCCGACCACACGGGACTGGACACTGACCTGGACCAGGCGCACCCGCATCGGCGGCGAGTGGATGGACTTCGTGGACGCGCCACTGGGCGAGACCAGCGAAGCCTATGAGGTGGACGTGTTCTCGGGGTCGGTGATAGTGCGCACTCTGAGTGCATCTACACCTACGGTCGCGTATACTAGTGCGCAGCAAGTAGCGGACTTTGGGTCAGACCAGGGTACGCTGTCTGTGCGCGTCTACCAACTGAGTAGCACTGTCGGCCGCGGGCGGCCCCTCATCGAGAGCATCACGCGTGGCTAACAGCACCACAAACCTAGACCAGCTAGTCCAGTCCCAGGCGTCCAAGGAAGTAACGGCTAACGCGCTCTGGGACGCCATGAGCCAGGCCGCTACCTACGGGCGCAGGGCCAGCACTACATCTGGGCTCACGTGGGGCTTCTATGGCGGTAATGTAGTTGTCAGCAGCGGCGCCTACGTAGCGGTGGCCAACGGTACTTTGACGCTGACTGCCAGTGCGACTAACTACATTGTCGCGCTGAAAGCCGACGGGGTGGTTAGTTTCGCGACCGTCAGCACCAACTGGGACAATGTTACCGACTATTGGCGCTTGTACAGGGTAGTTACTGGCACGGCCACAATTACCAGTTACACCGATGATCGCCAAAGTAGCTTTCTCGCGGTCTCGGGGAATGGTAATGGTGCAGCGGCGGTTGTGATTGTGCCTGACGGCACCGAGCGCACCATCACTGAGTCCCAGACCTACCACGCGCAGGCCAGCGCCGAGGACAACGACTGGCACGCGCTGGCGTGGAGCCAGGAGCTCGGGCGCTGTGTGGCGATCGCGCGCTCGGGCACCAACCGAGTCATGTATTCAGATGACGGCATCACGTGGGTGCCGGCTACGGCCAGCAACAACCGCGACTGGCGCGACGTGGTGTGGGCGGACACCCTGGGACGGTTCGTGGCCGTGGCGTTTGACGGTGCCGCTGCGGGGCAGGTTATGACCAGTCCCGACGGGGTGACGTGGACCGACCGCACGTCCTCGTTGGCAACCCAGTGGGGAGGGCTAGCGTGGGCGCGGGCGCTCGGGCGGCTAGTGGCAGTTGCGGAGTCTGGCGCTAATCGTGTCATGACCAGCGAGGATGGCATCACGTGGACCAGCCGCACGGCCGCCGCTGCCAACACTTGGCGTGACGTGGACTGGAGCGCTGAGCTGGCGCTGTTCTGTGCTGTGAGCAGCACCGGTACCGCCAATCGCGTCATGACCAGTCCAGACGGTATCACGTGGACCAGCCGCAGCACGTCGGGTAATGACAATTTCTGGTCTGGGGTGGTATGGGGTGCCTACGCTGGGGTGTTCGTAGCCGTGGCACAGAGCGGCACCAACCGTGTACTTACGAGTCCTGACGGCATCACGTGGACCGGGCGCACCGCTGCGGCAGCGCAGCAATGGTACAAGGTCACGTGGGCGCCGGAGATCGGTTTGTTCCACGCGGTCCACCTGGACTCGGTGGCCACGAGTATGACCAGCCGCGATGGCATTACCTGGGCTAGTCGTACCGCAGCCACAGCCAACGCCAAGCGGCGTAGCGTGTGGTGTGCCGGGCTCGGCATGTTCATCGTGACGGCAAGCGCAGGCGTAGGTAACCGTGTCGAAACCAGCGCTGGGTACGTAGGCGTGTACACCCCGACGCTATTTGCCGTGGCCAATGTGGCCGCGAGCACGGCATTTCCTATGCGATGGGAGCGGCGCGGCAAGAATGTGATGGTCTACGGCCAGGTTAACATCCAGGCGACTGCAGGTGCTACGAACACTCAGCTAGGCGTAAGCCTGCCATTGAGCGCTACCTTCGCCGCCGAGGACATGCTATCTGGGTCTGCTACTGCGGGGTTCGCTACGGTCGCAGGTAGCTACGTGGCGGACACAAGCAACGCACGGGCGGAGTTCCGCTATCTCAGCGAGTCCACCATCAACCGCGCTATGCGCGGCTCCTTCAACTACAGGTTGACCTAACAATGGCTTGGGAAGTTGACTATGACTATGTGGCGCGCACGGTCACTGTGCGACGCCAGGGGGCGCCCGGCGCAGTCACCTACGGGGAGGCCGAGCGTGAGGTGGCAATCCTGGAAGTACCCGACGCGCGGCGAGTGCTCGCCGCCGCCGGGATTACCGTTCCTACCGTGGAGCGCGAGCGGGAGCTACGCGAGACCCGGTGGCCGGCCGATGACACAAGGACGCGCTGAGTTCTATCCATCGCGCTACGTAGTCCTGTGCGTCCTGATTCCAAGCCTGCGCAGCAGCCACACTGCGCAGGGCCCGCGGGGTCGGCCGGCTTAGCGCCAGGCCAAACACCCCGTCACTCAGTGTGGCGGTCAAGTTCACCTGCAATCTCCTTGTACGCTAGCACTATGTTCTCGTAGCGCTCAAACAGTTTCTGGAAGCGCGCGAATGTCGCGGCATTGGGGTTGGCTACCCATTCGCGCCGTGCGTCGGCCAGGTGTGTGGCTGTGATCAGCGCGCGATCCTGGATACGGATAGTCATAGTGTCGCCCCCTGCAGTGCCAGAGCGATCCCGTGACCGGTCAGCCACGCGCAGACTACTAGTGCGGTCAGAGTTAGTGTTACGTTGCGGATAAAGCTGCTCATTTTGGTGCCTCCTTTTTATTACCAGACCCATTCGCCGGTAGTGACGTAGGTCCAATCGCTGTCTACGTAAACTGCATCCAGAAACCGTGCCACATCGGGCAGCAGCGCTACTGCGTCGCAAACCTGGGCATCGGCCTCAATTACGAACGGCTCCACGCCGGCTTCGAGCGCGGCCGTCAGACTGTGGTGGCCGTCCAGCAGCACTCGGTAGGTCTGTCCGTCAACCGTAAACTCTGGACTAACCGTGATTGTGAAGTCTCGGGCAGCAAACTTACGGCTCACTATGGCCGAGTCCAGGTAGCGCTGACTTGTGATGATGTTGTGCATGTCATATGTGTAGCAGTTCGCGTGCCACCCCACAGGCTGGCATGGATTAAGCATAGTAGAGTGCACCAACAATGGGAGACCAAGATTATGGATAACGAGGACCTGCTTCTGTTCGCTGAACTCCTGGGACGCGAGTTTACCCAGTCCTACGATTCGGACCGTCCCGGCCGGGCCCTATACATGCGCCGGGCCTTCTATCGGGTGCTGGAGCCCTTGGAGTGCAGTGGGTTGCGCCACGCGATGCGGGAAGCCTACACAAGCCAGGGTGGGGTGCTGTGATGCCCTTCGCCGATCTGATGTTGCTGGTGGAGCTACTGGGCGCCGAGTACGAGCGTGCGGCACTCAACGGACGCCAGGAGCACGCCTACCACGTGCACCAAACCTACCGGCGCGTGTGTGCGCTTACCGTTGAGACCTGCGAACTCGATGAGTTGCGTGATGCTTACATCTACGCGGGGGGCACCGTATGGTAGCCTTCCTGGACTTCGAGACGTACTCAGAGTGCGACATTACCAAGTGCGGGGCGCCGGTCTACGCGGCGCACCCGAGTACCGAGGTGCTGTGCGCTTGCTATGACGTGGGCACGGGGCCCCGCATCTGGCTGCCAGGCGACCCACCGCCGGCGGAGTTGCTGGAGCATGTGGCTGCCGGCGGGCGCATCGCCGCGCGCAATGCCGCCTTTGAGCAGCTGATATGGCCGCGCACAGGGTGGCCGCCGGTGCCGCTCGAGCAGTGGGAGTGTACTGCTAGCCGCGCGCGCGGCTGGGGGCTCCCAGGGTCTCTCAAGGATTCAGGCGCAGCGCTTGGCGAGGTGCAGAAGAAGGACACCCTGGGCACGCGGCTCATCACTATGTACTGCTGCCCACAGAAGGATGGCAGTCGGCGGCACACGGGCAGCGACATGCGCCTGTATAGCTACTGCTTGCAAGACATAGTGTCCGATGCGGACCAGATGCGGCACATACCGCCCCTCAGCGACCATGAGCGCCAGGTGTGGCTGGTGGACCAGCGCATCAACCAGCGCGGCGTTGCGATCGACATGGAGTCGGTCCGCGCCTGCGCAGCACTGGTGGACCGGGAGTTGGCGGCGGGTGCCGTCGAGGTGCAGCGGATCACTGGGGGCATCAACCACACTGAGCTGGCGCAGCTGCGAGACTGGGCCCTCGCCCGGGGCGCGCGGCTCGCCGACATGACCGCCGCTACCATTGCCGCCGAGCTAACGCGTGGTGACCTTGAGCCCGAGGTGCGCGCGGCGCTGCAGTGGCGCTCGGACCTGAGCAGCGCCAGCGTCAAGAAAATTTACGCCCTGCGCGATCGCGTGGGGGCCGATGGTAGGCTCCGCGACGTGCTGGCTTACTGCGGGGCCGAGAGCACCGGGCGATGGGCGGGCCGTGGCCCACAGACCCAGAATCTCCCTCGCCCGCCCGAGGGTTGGGACGCGGATGCGGCGCTCGAGGCGATCAGGCGCGGGGAGGCGACGGGCTTAGATGTGGTCAAGAATAGTCTCAGAGGCCTGTTCGTGGGCCATGAGCTAGTGTCGAGCGATTATACAGCCATCGAGGCCGTAGTTCTCGCGGCGCTGGCCGGCGAACAATGGCGACTCGATGTGTTCGCGGGGCACTGCAAAATCTATGAGGCGAGCGCGGCGGCCATCACCGGGCGCACCCTGCAGTACTACCTGGACTACAAGGAGCAGAACGGAAAAAACCATATAGATCGGGCACTTGGAAAAGTTGCCGAGTTGAGCTCAGGATTCGGCGGTGGGGTGGGTGCGTGGCTGCGCTTTGGGGCCGGCGCGACCATGAGCGAGGATGAGATAGCCGCCGCGTTGCAGGCGTGGCGCAAGGCAAGCCCGCGCGTGGTGCAGCTTTGGTACGCTCTGGACCGGGCGGCATGCGCTGCCGTGCGGGACCGGGGGCGCGAGTACCAGGCTGGCAGCGCGCCAGTCAGCTACCAGGTGCTGGGAGACACCCTGTACTGCCGGCTGCCCAGCGGGCGGACTCTCTGTTACCACCAGCCAGCACTGGCGCCGGGTAAGTTTGGGCGCGATCAGCTCACGTACGTCAGTTATGGACGCCGGGAGTCAGCCTGGTATGGATTGCTCACCGAGAACGTGGTGCAGGCTGTGGCTAGGGACCGGTTCGCGCAGTGTCTCCTGGACCTCGAGGCGTGCGGCTACCCGGTGGTCATGCACACCCACGACGAGCCCGTGTGCGAGGGGCAGGGCCTGGATGTGGCCGTGATGGAGCGCATCATGACGCGCCCCCTGGACTGGTGTGATGGCTGGCCTATCCGCGCCGATGGCGGTTGGCACGGATATCGCTATAGGAAATAGCAGAGACAACCGGGAGAGCGAGATGGCCACAGACCGATACGCAGACCTGCTAAAGCAAGGCTTCATGAAGCCGAGGAAAGCAAAAGCCCCGATTGAAATTGTTTCCTGTATCGGATGCCAGAATTGGCACGCCAAAGGGAAGCACACGGAGAAAGACGCCGCGGTCCGCCGGTCTAACGTGAAGGCGGAGGCCCGGGAGCGGGCCCGCATCATGGAAGCGCGCCGGAGACTTGGCATAGTGTCTGCATAAGAAATAGCATGAACATCAAACTAACCAAAGCGCAACTGGCAGTGGTCGAAGTCAACGAATGGACCGACATGGACCTGCATGGAGACTTCGGTGGTGTGGAATACATGGGCTTCATGTGCGCCTACGACGCCAAGCGCGGGGCGATCCTGACCAGCGTCGGCAAGGAGCACCTGAGCAACGCCGCGAACTTCCTGTTTGACTTTGGTAATTGCGAGATGGAGCCCGCTAACGAGCGCCGAGCCATCATGAACCTGGCAAGCAAAGTGCTTAGGGCAGCATATGACAAATGAACAACTACAGGTGAAAGCCTGGAACAAGATGAACATCAAGCGCGGCAAGTATGTGCCTTGCCGTGAGACCTGGAAGCACGAACCGGAACCCACCTCGCAGGTGAAAGCCCAGCGCTACGCAGATTGGCTGATAGACACCGGGCGCACGGTGGCTTGGGTCTACCCAGCCACACCTGCGGTGGCACGGATGGTGCTAGAGAATAGCGGACTGGAGGTGAGAGAATATGATCAGGGAATATAACGGACCAATGGAAGCGGAGTCGATACTGGCCTACCGCGCCCGCCGCGGGTTGCGGAGTGAGGACGCGGCGGAATTATTCTGGCAGGCCGCCGGGCGCATTGACGAGATCGACGATAAGCTACGATTGGAGACCGCGGCACTACAGGAGGAAGTTCTGGACTGGCTGCGTAATGCGCATCAGGGGCGCAACTGGCGGGGCTTTATGCTGCTGGGTGGCCGGGAAATGCGTCTGCAGGCCGTTACGCCATTCGATGAGTCGGTGCTACTGGATGTATTCTTGGCTGCCGGCTGGAGCGTTACAGGACGCGATGGCGTCCTAATTAAACTGGAGCAGAGGACATGATCACTATTGGCGGCTTAAGTCTGGATGAGGCTAAACGAGTACTGGAGTACTTGACTGCGCTGCGGGAGGGCCCACGGCTACCTACGCCGCGCGAGCCCGAGCTAGCTCCCGCACCCGAGGTGATTACCTTTGCCACGCTCCTGCAGCGCATCACTACAGAGCGAGTGCCGGCCGCTAAGATCAAGGCGGCGCTTGGCGATAAGATGTTGCCAGCCATTGCGACCGATGAGGCCGAGGTGCGGAGGGTATATGATGAACTTTTCGGAAGCTGACGCCTGGTGTCATGTGACGATGCGCGCCCTGCGGGAATGGCTAGCATCTATGGCTTTAAGGTAGAGGTGGAGCTGTCATGACATTCGAGGAGGCAATTAACCGCATCGGACGTGTCAGTAGCGGCGAGGGTTGGACGGTATTCGCCGGGGAGACTGCGCTCAATATGTCGAGCATCGGCGAGACCAAGTTCGCAGAGTTACGGGCGCTTGGCTGGAAGCTCCAGGGTGAGGCGCGCCCTGAGCACGGGCGGCTATATACCTGGTGGACGCGGCCATGAGCAGATCACCTAGCGGTGCGCATGTGTGGGTGCATTGCCCGGGACAACCCGAGCTAGCCGCCCAGCTACCGAAGGAGCCGCGCGACCCCAGGGCCGATGAGGGTGTACTGGCGCATCAGATAGCGGCAGCGGTGCTACGGGGTGAGGGTGGAGGTGGCGACGAGTACGTGGCGCTCTACGTGGACTACGTGCGCTCGTTGGGCGGCGAGTTACAGGTAGAGCAACGCCTGCAGATACCCGTCGGTGAGGGAATGGTAGGTGTGGCCGATGCGATCGTGGACGGGACCCACGTAATAGACTTCAAGTACGGCGAGGGGCCGGTGGAAGCGAAGGGTAACTGGCAGTTGCTATGCTACGCCTGGGCGCTACCGCCGGCGGAAAGCTACGAGCTGACCATTGTGCAGCCTAGAGCGTATCACCCAGAGGGGCCCATACGGACGTGGAGTGTCACCCGCACCGAGCTACGGCGCTACGTAGCGCAGATGATGGGTGCCAGCCTGGGCGGCGACCTGCGCACGGGGAGCCACTGCCGCAACTGCGTGGTACGGCCACACTGTCCCGCGCTACGGGGCGATGTGTCGGCGCAGATAGACCACCTGGCTGTGGCTGCAGAGCTGGATTCCCTGCCCCTGGATGCTGCGGGCAGGGAATTGGCCCGCATCCTGCAAGCTGAGAAACTACTA